CTGTAATGGATAATGCCATAGCTCCTACTAATAACATTGCTACAATTTTCTTCTTCATAGTTTCCTCACTTTCTTATGTACATTAACACCACTTTACTCTATATATAAACGCCGAAGCGGTTATATCATTTCCAGTATTTCCCTGTAGTTTCCAGTATCGGAATATACTACAATTAAAATATTATGAAAATACTACTCGATAAGATCATGCTCGACAAAAACCTATCTACTCGGCAAGTATCCATTGCGACTGGAATATCAAAATCAACGATTAACCGTATTGCAAACGGTGAAATATCACCGACAGCTGACACACTGGAATTACTTGCCAAGGGCTTAAAAGTCCGAATTTTTGACCTTATCGACTCTCCATATCAATAAGTGTCCCAGATCTGGGACGATTGTCCATTTCCGCGTAAGTTTCCCGATTTTCGTTTGTTTACTTAGTAGATGGCAATAAATTTGCCAAAAAGTAACAAGAACAAATGTTCGAACAAATATTGATTTTTGTCTCCTGAGATAGTATTATATATTCAGGGATTTCGAACATGTGTTTTTGCAGTTAGGAGGGACTTGCGATGGACGAATTAAATATCTTGTTATCCAAGCTAGATGGTAATGACTACAAAATCATCAAACAGCTTGTTTCGATATTATATAGGTATCTGGAGCGAAGAGGGAGACTTTAGTCTTCCCTTTTCTCATTTAATCCAGATCCTACGCTTTTGAAGTACTCTCGTATAACGGTCTTTGATTTTTCATCCAGTTCTTGATATTTCTTCATCATTTCTATGATCATATCGTAAAAAGGATTTCCATGTCCGTCATATTCCAGTAAATCTTCTACATAATAGCCAATTTCATCGGATGGTTGCTTGAACATTTCTCCCGTTCCAGATAATAGCCATTCTTCGTTCACTCCATATTCTCTACATATGGCTTTAGCCATTTGATCTGTTATTGTACGTTCTTCTTTCTCTATTCTAGAGATCGCAGTCTTAGTCACTCCTAGTGGTTCACCGAATTTCTCGAGAGTTAAATTTAACTGCTTTCTCAGATCAAATACTCTTTTCCCGTAAGACATTTATTCACCGCCTTTCTGATTACATTATATATCAGTAAAAAGTCAAAGTCAAGAAAAAAAGTTACCAAAGGCAACAAAAAAGAGTTGACAAAGTTACCAAAGGTCAGTATAATGTAACCATAGACAACAAAACAACACAACAAACCAAAATTAAAAACGCTGTCCTATCGGCATGACGGGGAGGAAGAAGGATAGGACATGAAGAAAGAATATTCAATCAGAACGGTGAAAAACGGAAAACTTTTTATTCCATTGAGTTATCAAGGAATTCCCTACAGATTTACAAGCACAAGTTACGAAAAAGCAAAAAATCGTTTTGATGATTTAGTGGAATCAAATAATTATGAAGGAAAGCTTGTCCTTGTAGAAAGAGAAGTAAGCGAATATAAAGTAATTGAATAAGCCGGACACCGTTCCGGCACTGTAATGCAGGCAGGCGGCAGGAATCAGAAAGAACACCGCCTAGACCGTTCCAACCCGGTTGAATGCAGAGGACGGAGTTTAAAGAAAGCGAGGTGAGAAAGATGCGTGGTTTTAAGAGTTTAGTTCCAGGAGCCCCAATAATTGTTTTAGTGCTTTTGCTTATATTTTTTATGTTCATGTTGATCTTAATTGCGATATCCATTTCTATTCTGATAAAAACCACAATAGCGGACAGGCTAATTGACGTAGTAACTACCTGTCCGGATTGTTGCACAGCAATTTTGAAAACATGCAGCAAAGAAGAAGCGGAAAGCACTTATTGTCCAATATGTGGAACGAGAATGAAATGCACGATTTTATAAGCTTTTAATCGTTGTGTCTACGTAAAGAGTGCCTATAACGCTTTTTCCAAACACCAGTCCATCGTCACGATAAGACGTTTCATAAAAATTAGCGGCATTTAAGTTCATTTCGATTTTATATGATTTGCGAGAAGTTATGATTTCTAACCTCACGTCCTTGTGACAAAGAATGAATGCATCCTCTTTATTAAAATAAAATCCGAAATAACCGCCGTAAGCGCCATATGGAGGTATCACAATTGGGATTGGAGAAGTTTTTTTCACATTTGTATCAGGAATTGGTTTCCCCCTCCTGTTGGTTGGAATCATTTCCATGCTTTCAACGGATACAGTCCCTTGTGCAACATCATACTTTGTGAAATTATCCGAATAATCATCACACGCCATGAGTCTCATATCCAATACAGATATAGGAAGTGATGATTCGTTGGAAAAACTGAGGTAAAGGTAAAGCATACCGGTTTGCTTATTCGCATATTTCCTTTTGGGAGTAACGATAAGTTTCATTTTTTCGCTTTCCTTTTTCTCATGCCGATCGACCACCAAGATAAATACGGATGCAGCTGACAATGGGACGGCTGCGAAGTCTATAATTGCAGAAATAACAGATACAGTAGTGTTGACAATGATTGATAATGTGTCAAGCATAATAAATCTCCTTTCATAATACTCGGTGCTGCAACACCTGTATTTACAGTATATGAGATAAGCAAAAAGAAAGCAATCCCGCCACGGAGGTTACGATGGTGATAAAAATAGGAGGTAAAAGGTATTGAATGAATTATTCGCAATCAACACGGACGGTAACGAACCAACCGTATCAGCCAGAGACCTTCATAAGGCTCTTGGAATCAGAAAAAGATTTTCTGAATGGTTCGAAAAGAATTCGCAAGGATTTATTGAGAATGAGGATTTCTCCAACCCGTACCTGAAAGTACGAGTTCAGATCGAGGGTGGAAGAGAAGTACAGAGAGAGGTTGAAGATTTTGATTTGTCAGTAGACATGGCAAAGCACATCTGCCTTATGAGTAGAACTGATAAAGGTAGAGAGTGCAGACAAAGATTAATTGACCTCGAGAAAGCATGGAATACGCCGGAACAGGTAATGGCCAGAGCCTTAAAGATGGCAGGAAAGACCATCGACAGCCTGAAAGACAGGTGCAAATTCCTTGGCGGACAAGTGGTAGAGCAACAAAAGCTAATCGAGGAAATGACACCAAAAGCGAACTATGTTGACCATATTCTGGAATCAAAATCGTTGGTGGCAACTACGCAGATCGCCAAGGACTACGGAATGTCAGCTGTGCGATTTAACCGGATTCTGAATGATATGAAAATCCAGTACAAGGTCAATAAGCAGTGGGTTCTCTACTCAAAATATCAGAATTGCGGCTATGTACATAGTAAAACGATTGACATTACGAGGAGCAACGGAGATCCGGATGTAACAATGCAGACACAGTGGACGCAGAAAGGACGCCTGTTTTTATACGAGGAACTCAAGAAAAACGGAATTCACCCAGTAATTGAACAGAATGCAGCATAAGGAGGTAGGAGGTACGCATGAGCGAAAAAGACAGAAAAGAGATTGCAGAAATGGTGAAAAAAGCGAAATATCTTGCAGAAAATGACCCACAGGGATTTATGCTTGCCAAGAATAGCATGGATATTTTGAAAGCAAGATCAGACATGGATGCAGTGAAAGAGAGAGAAGATGACTAGGACAACATATCTCGGACAAACCATCCGTCATACATATTAGAGAGGTGGTGCAAGTGACTATAAAAAACATCGTAGTAATTAACGGTAAAGAGGTGGAGATCAGAGACCTCCCGGACGCTGAATTATTTGCAGAAAAATTAAACCGGAAAGCTCTGACAGCAAGAAATTACACGGAAGAGAAAACCGCCTAGGCGGTAGAAGGAGGGACAAGCTATGAAAAGGCTGACAGTAAACCAGATTAAGAAATTCGTCCAGACGCTGAAATCCACGGAAAGAGTGGATGGTTATTCCGAACAGCAGAAATTACACGCAATCATCTGCCTGGAAAATTACAGAATGGAGTTGGAAATCCGAGGTAAAAAATCCGTGAAATTAAAGGAGGAAGAACATGGAGATTAAAGGAACTTATCACTGCCAGACCACCCAGCAGCCGAACGCATTAAACAGCTGGGATATCCGGTCAGTCTCCGTAGATCTGCCGGAAGTGCAGGACAAGCCTTACTGGCACAAGGTTGCAGCAGCTGTGATCGGGTTCGTGCTGGCGGTGATCGGGTGGTGGTTGGTGTTTGGGTATTAAAAATGAGCACCTACAAAAAGGCTGGGGAGCCGTAGGTACTCAGGAAAAAATACGATTCTATATTAACATATTTTAGGAGGATAAGCAATGGATAACAATAAAATTTATGTAAGCGAACAGGAATATGCCCGTCTTTGTAGATTAGATGGGAAGATGGATGCGTTAATTGGATTCTTGTCGTTCGTAGAAGGAAATTTTGTGGACGCAGATAGTATAAAAGCAATTATCGGCATGGAGGAAGAATGATGTATGTAGGTATCGGACCGGAGAAAGACACGGTAGTAACGGATGACCAAGCATTTGATTACGCACTGGAAAGATGCTTGCATGGAACACCGGATGACCAGGAAGAGTTTAAAACAATGCTGGTGGAATGGTTTTACTCCGGGAATTGGGTAAAGGAAGAAAGCGAGGAAACCTATGCTTAAAAGCTATGAAGAAATGAGGAAAGTAGATGTAAAACCATACCTCGAAAAAAGAGATGGTATGGACTATTTAAATTGGGCAATGTGCATTGATTTATTACATAAAAATGGGGCTGAAAATGTTTATTTCACTCCGATTCCAGACCCAGAAACAGGAAGTAGCCTAAGGATGACAAAAGCGGTGTTTAAAGATAAAAACGGAGTTGAAAATAGATGTTACGAGACCAGAATCCGCGTTGTGATAGATGATCAAGTGTACGAGATGCAAACTCCTGTGATGAATGGGGCGAACCCTGTAAAAGACAACTCTATGAGCCAGCAAAGAGTCTGGAACAGCATGTGTAGGGCATTTGTAAAGTGCGTGGCAATACATACCGGCTTAGGTTTCGATTTGTGGCTTAAAGAGGAATATAACAAGATGTATGCTCAAATACCGGAAACGGGGGAAAACAGAGCGTCTGAAGCGAAAATCAAGACTCTCAAGAATCTATGCGTATCTCACGGCATCAATCTTGAACGCTGGTTGAGAGAAAACAATAGGACTGAGCAGACACTTACCGAGACAGAAGCTGCAACAATGTTAAGCACAATAAAAAGGACTTACGGTGATGATTGATGAAATTCACAGGAAAATTAAAAGGCCGTTTGATAGATTGCCACACCATCCTATTCGAATCCGAAGAGGACTTCCGACAAGCCTATGATGAGTTGAAAGATTATGAGAAATTAACGCTTGAAATAAAGCCATACAGAGCAAAAAGAAGCCTTGATGCAAACTCTTATTTGTGGGTGTTGCTGGATAAATTAGCAGACAAGCTGGATATTACCAGATGGCAAGCGTACCTAAATGAATTAAAATCCCACGGAGCTTTCGAGTACATACCGCTCCGGGAGAAGGATATCTATCTGGCACAGTCGGTGTTCCGGATCGTGATAGACCGTGGAGCGCAGGAAGTAAAAGACCTGCAGGGAAGAGCGGAGACGCTGCACACTTTACAATGTTTTAAAGGCTCAAGCAAGTACAACAGTAAGGAAATGAGCCGGCTCATCAAAGGGGTGTTGGAAGATTGCAGAGAGGTCGGTATACCGGATGCAGATCTGCTGACACCAGATGAAAAAGAGGAACTTAGGCAGAAATGGGGAATTGAACTGTGAGCATTGATTACAGTAACATGGCATTCCCTAAGCCGAAGCGCAAGAAAAAGAAAAAAGGACATCAGAGGACGTCCGGCAGACCAAAGAAGCTGTGGAGCATATTCACAGAGGACATGGATCACTGCATGTATACCGGAGCTTATGGGGTGGAAAGGCATCACATTTTCAGTCACACATCGAGAGAAATTGAACTTTCGGAGGATTACGGATTCATAGCTCCATTGAGACCGGACCTGCATCCAAACGGAACGAAAGCGGGGAAGAATGCAGCAAAAGTTGACAGAGACTTAAGAAAACGCTGCAAGGAATATTATTTGCAGCACTACGGAACAGAAGAACAGTTCCGGCAAGAATTTCACTATGTTAGTAAGGGTTAAACCTTTGCTATAAATTGTAACCCGTTCATGGCTGCTGTGTAGTACGTCACAAATACCTTAAGTAAGCCAGATTCATTGTCTCCCGGTAACTCCGGGAGCAGAAAGGAGAACGAATGATAATTACAATTCCGGGAAAACCGGTCGGAAAAGCAAGACCAAGATTCCGCGGAGCCGGATTTAAGGTCATTACATACACGCCACCAGAAAGCAAGAAGTACGAAAAGGAAGTTGCGAGGATTTATAAACAAAGCGCAGGCGTTCTTTATACAGAGATACCTCTGAGAGTTCGTATTTTAGCGAAATTTCCGATTCCAGAGAGCTGGTCTAAGAAGAATAAGGAAAAAGCCTTAAAAGGCGAAATAAAGCCGAATAAGAAGCCGGACTTAGACAACATTGCAAAAATCATTTTGGATGGACTAAATGGAGTCGCATATACGGACGATAAGCAGGTGACCAGTCTGGAGATTGAAAAAGTGTACTCGGACACGCCTTGCGTGGTGGTCTATATTGCGGAGGATGAGTGATGGCAGAGGTAAAGTGGATCAAGATTACAACAGACATGTTTGATAATCGCAAAATCAAGCATCTGCGGAAATTACCGGACGGGAACAATATTGTCCTGATCTGGGTAATGCTGCTTACCATGGCTGGACGGTGCAATAGTAACGGGATGGTGTTTTTGACACAGAACATCCCATACACGCCTAAAATGTTGGCTGATGAACTTGATTTTGAGGAAAATACCGTGAAATTAGCCTTACAATCACTGGAGCAGCTTGAAATGATCGTGATGGACAATGGATTTTTTACTATTCCGGGTTGGGAAGAGCACCAGAACGCGGAAGCCCTCGAGAAAATCAGGGAACAGAACCGGATTAGGAAGCAAAAACAGAGGGAAAAACAGAAAATTGAGTGTGTCACAGAAATGTCACGTGACGTAAGTGTGACAAATTTGGGAAGTCACGCTACAGATATAGATAAAGAAGAAGATAAAGAAAGAGATATAAGAGGTAATAGAGTAGATTATCAGCAAATAGCTGATA